AGCGAAGGCGAGAAGGTTGCCGTACCCGTTGGTGAATACCAAATGGAGGACGGTCGCATCTTGATCGTGACGGAAGAGGGCGTGATTGCCGAAATCAAAGAGGCGGCTGAAGAGGCCGAGGTAGAATCAGAAGGCGTGACCATCGAGGTCGAAGCTGCTGCTGAACCTACTGTCTCCGAGGTGGTGGCAATGATTCAGTCTCTCAAAGAAGAGATTGAAATGATGAAGGCGGAAATGGGCAACAAAGAAGAGATGTCCGTGGAAGCTGTAAAAGAGGAGGAAGTTAAAGAGGTGGTTATGGCCGCAGAGAAGCCCATCGTGGCTGCCCCTGTCGAGGTTAAATCCGAACTGAAATTCCAAATCGGTGCGAAGCGTACTGCCACAACGGCAGATCGAGTGTTCAACAAATTATTCAACTAACCCCCAATATAGAAAATGGCAACGACCACATCTATCACGACCACATACAGCGGTCAGTTTGCAGGCGCCTACATTTCGGCTGCCCTGTTAAGCGGTGACACCATCGCAAAAGGCGGCTTAACCGTTAAGCCGAACATCAAATTCAAAGAAGTAATCAAGCGTGTAGAGCTGGATGGTATCGTAAAAGACCAGAGCTGCGACTTCACCGACACTTCCACATTGACCTTGACCGAGCGCATCTTGCAGCCCGAATTCTTGCAGGTTAACTTGGAGTTGTGTAAGAGCGACTTTGAGAGCGATTGGGAAGCCATCCAAATGGGCTACTCCGCTTTCGACGTATTGCCTAAAAACTTCGTTGACTACTTCATCGCTTACAACTCTGCAAAGGTTGCCGAGTGGGTAGAGCAGAAGATCTGGACTGGAGCAACTGCAAACGCAGGTGAGTTCAACGGATTCCAAGCGTTGCTTGCTGCTGATTCAACCGTCATCGACGTGACTGCTGTTACCGCTGGAGTTACCTCTTCTAACGTATTGACAGAATTGGGCAAGGTTGTAGACGCTATCCCAGTTGCCTTGTTCGGCAAAGAGGACTTGCACATCTACATCCCTACCAACGTGATGAAGGCATACGTCCGTGCATTGGGCGGATTCGGTGCTTCTGGATTGGGTGCTGCGGGTGTGGACTCTAAAGGTTCTACTTGGTTCAACAATCAAGAGCTGATGTTTGAAGGCATCAAATTGTTCCACGCCCCAGGACTTGGATCAAACAAAATGGTTGCAGGTCAGAAGTCAAACTTGTACTTCGGCTGCGGGCTTTTGAGCGACACCCAAGAAGTGAAGGTTTTGGATATGGGCGATTTGGACGGCAGCAAAAATGTACGCTTCATTATGCGTATGACTGCTGGCGTTCAATACGGAGTAGGTGCCGACTTGGTTTACTACGCCTAAACGCTGAAAGATGACGCAGGGGGAGGGCTTGGGTAGGACACCCTCGTCCTCCCTTTTGTGTTTGAAGTGTTCAAATCCGTTGGTTGGAAAGCAGACGAAATTCTGTTGCAACAACTGCAAGCAATCGTTGAGATATGAATCAAGAGGAATACCACGACCACAAGATGTCTACCGCCAGTATAAGAAAACGAGTTGCCAAGAGTGTGGATTTTTTCCTGTCCATCGTTGCCAGCTTGATGTCGACCATATAGACGGCAACCGAAATAACAACGACCCGATCAACCTTCAAACACTTTGCGCTAACTGTCACCGATTAAAAACTCACATTTCTAACGATTACAAAAAATAAATAACTATGGCTTGTTCATTAACATTGGGGCGGATTGAGCCCTGCAAAGACCAAGTTGGAGGACTGAATGCAGTCTACTTCATCAACTCCATCGACTTGGCACAAATTTCCTACGACACCGCTGACACGGACGTCATTGACCAGTTGGCCACAACTGCTACGAGTGCCTACAAGTACGACTTGAAAGGTACCTCTAACTTCGAGCAGGCCATCACTTCCAGCCGTGAGAGCGGCACGACCTTCTTTGAGCAGGTTCTGAATATCGTGCTAAAAAAGCAAGATGCCGACACCCACAAAGAAGTAAAGTTGCTTGCTTGGGCGAAGCCCGTTGTCATTGTCGAAGACAACAACGGCAACTCTTGGGTGATGGGCTTAGAGCACGGTTCAGAAGTAACGGGCGGTTCTATCGTAACTGGTTCCGCAATGGGAGACCTTACGGGATACAACTTGACCTTGACGGGTCAAGAGCGTGTACCTGCCAACTTCCTTTTGGGAGCGGTGGCAAATAACCCGTTTGCTGGATTGCTCGGCACTAAGCCGACTATCGTGGTAGGTTCTTAATTAGACCAACGGGACGTGAGAGGGGGCTTTTGCCCCCTTTCTTTTTTCACATAAGTCCCACTTGTGGGTTATATAGGTATGACTTTCGTATCATATAAGACCAACAACACCATCACTCTGCCGATACGTGACTGGCAGAATGGGGTTGATACCCTTGCGGGCTACAATACTACCTTTCGGGTTCAGATGGTTCTCTACTCAAAAGACGGGCGCACGGAGACCATATACAATGTAACCTCCCCTACCTTTGACAAGGACACCCGTGAGTTCACGTTCACTTACAATACCACGCCACTCGCCGCCGAGGTAGTGTATATGATTCGCCTTGCGGAGCAGACGTTCAATGTGACTTGGGTAAATACCAAGATACTCGCATTTGATCGCCTGCTGATGCTTCCGAGTGGCCAAACGACAAGCACCTATCAACCCGTGCTCCCAACTGTTGAGGAGACAATGAACAATCAGTTCAAGATTTATGGAGAATAACATTCGCCTTGTACAGTTTGATTCCTACGTTGCCCCTGCAATCGTGGAGAATCCCCGCCTTGATTGGGTGGAGTACGGAGATGACAATAATTATTACCAGTACCTCATTGACCGCAGGAATGGCTCTGCCACGAATAACGCAGTCATCACGGGTATCGTAGATATGATCTACGGCAAAGGGCTGGACGCTACCGATTCGGCCTCAAATCCTTCGGCGTTCCTTGAGCTGCGTCGGTTGATCTCGGATGAGTGTGCGTATCGCTTCTCCAATGACGTCTACTGGCTCGGTAACGGTGCGCTGCAGGTTCTTTGGAATGCTGATAAGTCAGCCATCGCAGAGGTCACGCATCTTCCCGTACAGACCTTGCGTGCCGAGAAGTGCGATCAAGAGGGGAAAATCAACGGATATTACTACGCTTGGGACTGGACAAAGGTGCGGAATCGCAGTGGAGTTCAGCGGATTGCTGCCTTTGGGGAGTCAAACGAGAAGCGTGAAATCTACTACTACCGCCCCTATGCGGCTGGTTCGTACTACTACTCCCCGCCTCGCTACTTGGCAGCCCTGCCTTATGCGGAATTGGAGGAGGAGATTGCGAACTACCACATCAACAATATCAAAAACGGGCTGGCTCCGTCGATGATCATCAACTTTAACAACGGCATTCCCCCGCAAGAAGAGCAGGACAATATCAATTCTACGATTGCCCAGAAGTGGCAGGGTAGCAATAACGCAGGCCGTTGGATTCTGGCCTTCAATGATGACAGTGCAAAAGCGGCTACGATTGAGCCAGTCACTCTGTCAGACGCCCACTTGCAATACGAGTTCCTTTCCCGTGAGTCGGCGCAAAAGGTTCTGGTAGGCCACCGCATTACGTCTCCGATGCTGTTTGGTATCAAGGACAATGCAGGACTGGGAAGCAATGCAGACGAAATCAAGAACGCTTACTTGCTTTTAGACAACACGGTCATCCGTCCTATTCAGATGGGAATCTTGACTGCGTTTGACGAGCTGCTTGGCGTAAACAATGTATCATTAAACCTGTACTTTAAGTCGCTCTCTCCGATGGAGTTCAACGACATCAAGATCACGGACGCAACTACAATCGAAGAGGAGACTGGAGTGAAGGAAGCCGACCAAGTCACAAGCGAGGTTGTCTCCACCGTGAACGAGGAAATCGCCCAGAAGGAGGCATCGTACAACGGAGCGCAGATTGCGTCCTCTCTGGACATTATGAGAGCCGTGCAGGAGGGCGTTCTGACCCAAGACCAAGCAATCACCTTCCTTGTGCAGATGTTGCAGTTTGAGCCGTCCGTAGCGAAGGCGTTGTTCACGGGCAACTCTTCTGCGGTCATCACTCAAATGAAGTCGCAAAAAAAGATTGAAGCATCAGTCCCTGCCTCCGAGGAGCTGGTGCGTGAATTGACCTCGCTTGGAGAAGATGAGGATTTGGAGGAGTGGGAATTGGTTGCTGATGAGGTATTTTCCGAGGAAGATATTGTCAAGATGCGGGAGGTAAACTTCGCATCCACAGGAAGCGCATTCCCGAACGCTAAGAGCGCACAAGACGGCGTGACGAAGGAAGGGTTCAAATACAAAGTTCGGTACGCTTACGCAGGCGAAAACACGGGTGAGCGGGCTTTCTGCAAACTGATGCTACAAGCCAAGAAAATCTACCGCTTTGAGGACATTGACGCAATGAGCGGCAAGGCCGTGAACGCTGGCTTTGGCAAGGGCGGTGCAGCCACTTACGACATCCTATTGTACAAAGGTGGCCCGAACTGTCAACACTTCTGGATGCGTAAGACATACCTCGCAAGAGCTAAGGACGTAAACCCAGACCCCAAGAACCCACGTTCCGAGGTGAGCGTGAACCAACTCCGAAAGTTGGGAGTAAAGTTACCCGTCAATGATTCGTTAGTCGCTAAGCCACCCATCTCGCAGGACTATCGGGGATACACCCCAGAGTATGCAAAAAAGATGGGAATACCAAAATAAGGTTATATAACTATGTACCCCCTATTCATTTCCCCCGACGACCTCGTCAAGCGCACTGCTATAAACGGCAATGTTGACCGTGACCAGATGGTTCAATTTATCAAGATAGCGCAAGACCTTCATATCCAAGCACTTGTTGGAACGGCCTTGTACAACACCTTGAAAGATGACGTGTTAAACAACACGCTCACAGGCAACTACGAAACGCTGATGACTGACTACGTCCAAGACGTTCTGGTTCATTACGCAATGGTGGAAATCCTCCCGTTCCTTGCCTACAAAGTATCAAACGGTGGCATCTTCAAAAAGCAATCCGAGAACTCGGAAGGCATCGACAAGAGTGAATTGGAATACTTGATTCAAAAGGAG